TGGCGTATACGGCGCTTAAGACGTCATCGAACTCTCTGTAGTCGATGACAAGACCTTTTTGGTCAGTCTCTCGCTCCTCAACGTCACCCTCAAATCCCGTCTCCGGCGTGGAGCGCTCTCGTAGCGCGTCCAATTCTGCCGGTAGTCGAGACTCATCTCCCAGTATCCTTTTACCATCTTGATCAAAGATGTGGATATAGCCACCCTCCTTTTGGAATTCGGCTATGGCCTCCATTATCACACCCACTCCGCCGCCTTCGGCGGCTTTCGCGGTGTAATTGGCCTTACTGGAAGGAAAGATCCCCTGTAACTTCTCCTCAACGGAAAAGTCTACACCTTCAACCAATTCCCGAACAGTTCCTTGAATCTGTTCCTGGACGGTCTGCTCCGAGAGCATCGTCTGGTATTTGTTAGTCCGGGTCTCACCCTTGCTATCTTCATCGAAATCGCCCCAGTCCCCAATGGGTTCTAGGTCGATCTCTCCATTCCAACGATCCTCCGGGGTTGTCAGTTTGGTGAAGGTAGCTTCAAGCTCCGCGATGCGATCTTCCTCCTCGAGTTGAGGGAAAGCGCTTTTGCACGAGAGCAAGGTTGAGAAAAACTCACTGGCCTGCAGACGACTATCGTTAGTCGCTGTGGGTTCCAAGAATTTCCAGAGTTTCTTCTTCGACTTGAACCATCGAAATACACGACCACCAATCAAAGCGTCAGGACGATCCTGTTCGCTGACCCCACCCGGCGGGGGGGGGAGATTGGTCTGGTCTAAGTGAGCTGCCGTAAAGGCGGCCAACTTGTACTTGATGTACTTGTTCCATGGGATGGAGCCACTGTGCTCGATCCATGTTTGAACAGTCGAAGTCAACAGAGTCTGGAGGTAAGGCGCCTCTGACTCAAAGCCTGATTTTTCGAAGCAATTTAATATTACAACAAAACATTCAGAAAAGCGGAGAGTTCGCAACTCATCCCCTTCTGAAAGGGCTTTTGGAACTTGCCAAGACTTTACGGTCTTGTTCCAAATCCCGG